TGGTTTCGCCGTGCGGGTGCGTGCCGCGGCTTGCTCCGCGCGGCGCTCGACTAATCCGCAGTCGCGGCAGATCGCCCGCCCCGGCTTGTACCGGTCAGACTCCGCCCATAGCGGAGTGTCGCATCGCGGGCATGGGTCGCCCGGTGTCCATTTGTTTCTCATTTGCTCCCTTTCCTCCCCCGCGTCGGCAAACCGGGGTTACTGCTCAAATCTTGAACGGCTCCAACTCATACGGCAGATACAGCGGATGGCACGGCTCTCCACCCTTCGACACCCGCAGCGCGTGCGGCTCAAACTGCTCCACAATCCGCCTCACCTCAACCGAGCGCCCTCGATATGTCCCATGCGCGCCCCAAGCGCAAATCACCAGATCCGACATCGCCGCCGCGGTGCGAATGTACGCATCGTTGGCCGGCCCCACCGGATCACCCTGCGCCCGCATCACGCGCGGATCAGTCGCGCGGTAGGCGAAAATATTGGTAACTATCAGCCCGCCGTAGCCCCAGGCGCGCGCCCGACGCTCGCAACGCTCCACGGTTGGATCGTTGGCGATCTCGTCAGCGGTGGATGGGTTAAGCATCAGGAAGTTGACGCGCTTTGGCCCACCCCAGGCGATTTGAAGCCAGTAGCGATACTGCCGGCACCGGGAAAATTCGGCAATGCGGGCGAAGGCCGGCGGTTGGCGGGTCATGTGCGGCGCTCCTTCTCCCACTCGGCCTTGCAATGATCTAGGAATGAACCATTGCCATCCCACAAACCGCCGCAAATCATAACTCTTAACGATCCCCACTCGTCTCGCCCAAACAGCCATGCCAGCAACTCCAGCGCCTCAGCGCCCATCTCTCTGGCCGCTTCCCAGTCGTCCGGGCCTACCAGCTTTTTGTACCGCAGCACCTCAGCCGCGCGTGCGGGGGTCATGCGATCCCCAGATATTTGAGCGTCAAGCCTAGCAATGCGACCAGCCCAGTCAGCAAGACGACAACGCCAAATAAGGCAAGCACGATGAGAGCCATCGACTCCCAGCCTTTGAGCAAAGACCCTTTACTCATTCCCCACCTCCACAACCCAGCCCCACTTGCCGCCGCGCTTCTCGACGGTGATGGCGGTGATGGTCGACTGCTGCCCGCAGGTGTTGCGCTCGGCGAGAATGATGCGGTCGCCGGCGCCGCCGTAGGGGCAGGTGACGCCCCACTGGTACTTCAGCCCGCGCCCGTCCTCGTTGATCGGTCCCCACCACTCCCATTCACTCAGTTTGGTCTCGATTTCTCGGCACCATGTCGCGTTCTCATGCGGCTGCGCCGTGTCGAAGCCTTGTTTTCGCAGGTCAATCGCACGCCAGAACCGCCGCTCGCCGTTGGCGTAGGCGGTGGATTCGGCGCGGTTGAGTCTCAATGTCTTCACGATGTCCGGTCCTTTCTTCGCTCAATGGCGCGGAGGGTCTTTGCGTGACGATGGACGGCACGCCATTGTCGGTCAAGATATGGGTCGTCGCCGTATATCTCCGCTAGCCCAAGCGTCACTCGGTAGCGGTCATTTGCTGACTTAGCCAGTTCCCGCGCAATCCACAGCCGCTTGCGGGCCATGCGGACGCGGCGGATCACGGCTTCACCTCCGGTATCTCCGCCAGTCGCTTCGTTAGAGCCGCGTTTATCCGCCGCGCTTCGGCAATTGCCATCTGAGCCGCCGCTTCCACATTGTCAGCGGCACCGATAAGCTGGCCCATTGCCATTACGTCAAATAACCCCGTGCGGTAAGTAAACGACAACTCCAGCACTCCGACTAGTTTCACCGTATAGCACTGGTAATGCTCTCTCCATTTCACCCCGGCAATCTCTACCGTCTGCGGAGATGGCATCTTGCAATATCTGCTCATAGCTTCACCTCCCACGCGGCTTCGACGGCGGCGATGGCGGTGAGCTTAGGGTCATGCTCGCCAGCCCATGCGGTATCCAAACTAAACCCATGGCGGTCGGATACGATGCACCACGTATGGTTCCCGGTGTGCTCCTTCGCCCGCTCCACCTTCGCCGAAGCCGCCGCGCACCGGGCGAGGTCGGCAATGTCAGACGCATCGAAATATGCGCCAAAGCCATTGCCCGTATCTTCGATTGCCTCGTTGCAGCGGTATACGAGGGCCTCCAGCCGTTTAGCGTCCATCGAGGGCCTCCAGTCGGTCGGCTTCGGCTTTGCAGAACCGGGCGGCTAGATCGCGCTGGTAGTACGACAGGTCGCTTTTATTGGTCGCCATAAATAATCGCGCCATTTCTCTCGACGCCTTCGCCTTCAGCCGTCCCAGCGACTGCGCCGGGGTGCGGGCAAGGGCGGACGAAGCATCTCTACTCGCAGTTACGACCACCGCCCAAATCGCCGATTCAGAGTAGCCGTTGACGGGCGGTTTTGAGTTCTGCCTGATCCAATCAAACTGGACTCGCGCTAGATCCAGCGCCGCTCTCAGGTCCGCGGCGTGCGCCTGGGCCTCGTCGCGCTCCCACCATGCTTCAAGCGCTATCTCTGCCAGCGTCCTCTCAGCCATTCGGCACCTCCGCATTCAAATACACGCCCTTCATCTTGTCCCGCGTAATCGCCGCGTCACGATTCGCCGCCGCCCAGGCCGCGATCCAGTTCCACACCTGCGCCCGCGTTGGCTTCCAGCGCAGGTAGGCGCCGCCGCCCAGCAAAAACAGTCCAATCGTTGCTATTTCCATGTCCCTATCCTATTCCGCAGCCGGCCGCGTCGTCTTGCGGCCAAATTGGTACTTCGCTATCTCTGCCAATGGGCAGATGTAGCGTTGCAACTGCCAGGCTTCCGTCCGCGCTTGCGCCGCCCATGCTGCTGGCAGCGGCCCGCGGATCTTCCGCCATCGCCACGCGGCCATATACGCGCGGTGGTAGCACCGTTGGCACTCTCCGCAATGGCATGTTTCGCGTGGCATAACTCTCCTTTGTTTTCGGCGGGCCAGTGTCTCCCCGGCCCGCCTCAAGAATCCAAATCCAACAGGTGTATTCAGTGGTTTATAAGCTCAGACTGCCTCTTTTCTGGAGGTCGTAGCCGCCCCCGGTCTGCCGTCCCGCGCGGATTTCCGAGATCGTGCGCTGTATTGGAACGGCAGGCCGCGGGCGGTTGCCCGCGGGTCTAAAATGGCAGGTCGTCGTCTCCAACCGCGAACGGGTCCGAGTTGGCCGGCCGCGCCGCAAATGGTGACGCCGTAGCCGCTGCCCGAGCAAAGCCACCGCCGCCGCCCACCTTCGGCTTGCAAACCACCTGCGCAGACGTGTCGCCGTACTGGTTGACTTCGGCCATGACTGACGCCTGCTGGCCGATGAACGTCTTTTGGATGTGCAGGAGCCATGTCTCCTGGTGGCCTAAGCCATCCTCCGTGCAGCCAAACTGCTTGCAGCGGATCTGCGCGGCCTCCCACTGCGGAACCTTGCTCGCCGCCTTGTCGTCTGGGTTATTGACGAGCGAGTTGGTAAGCCACCAGACGCCCGTGATCGTGCCACGGTCGGACACTTCAACGGTGATCTGAAGGCCTGGCGTGCCCTTCTTTTCGGACTTGATGTACTCGACCGCGACGATGCCGCCCGTGTACCACGCGCCATGCTCAAACATTCGCCACCGCCACGGGTTCGCGCATCAGTTCGGCTTCGAGGGCGTCTAGCGCGGACGCCGATTTACTCGCCACGCGCTGCTGCTCCGTCTCCTGCACGACCATCTCCAATGTCACCGGTTCGGTCGTGTCCGGGATATCCATGCCGAGCGTAGCGGCCGGGCAGACGCGCCGCTGAAGCCGCGTGATGCACCGCGCGAACAGCATGTCCATGGGATTCATCTTCCAGTTCTCTTTGCCGTCGAGTTTGCCGCGCTTCGCGTCGTCCATGGTGTAGGTGAAGATGTGCGGTTTGCCTTCAGCGTTGAGGTATGGCCGACCGTCCTTCGTGGCGATCAGCGAGCACTCACTCATGTCGTGCTTCGCAAACAGCCAGTGCCAGCCGTGCCGCTGGAGAAGCCCGGCGCGGAGGCTCGCCCGCATCGCCACCACGCCCTGAATCACGTCAAAGGCATTCAGTGATGTATCCCGGTCAAGCCCAAACGGGCGCCCAGCGGCAATCCGCATTTGCACCTCGTCCTGATTCTGGCACCCCGGCCGCTTGCGGACGTGGTAGGCTTGCGCCCGGTCGAGTAACATGCGCTCGGCCTCCTGGCGCATCGTCTGGTCTGTCACGCGGTCCAATAGCGTGGCAATCCGCTCCATCTCCTGAACCTGATTCATTTCCACGGCTTGCGCCGATGGCTGTGTCGTACTCATTGCTTTGCTCCCTTTATTTTCAAAATCTTCAACGGCCGGCTCACCGACCGCTTTACCACGTCCGCATAAACGTCCGGGTATTTCGCCTTCAGCGCGTCGGTATCGACCCGCGAAGTTTCCACCACCCGAAACTTCACATACTCGCCGTTCCCCGCCGCCGCCTGCTCATTAACGCCCATCAGCGCGTCAATCCCAAGCCGGTGCGCTTCGTCCTCCGCGGATTCGTCGCCCGTGCGGAGAATGTCGGCCATTTTCTCCGCACGCGTAATAAGATCCTTCGCCCGCTGGTACTCTGCCACCAGTGGTGGCAGCCCCTCGATTTGGACTAACCCTTGGTCGCTCACCGCGGACCACTCGTCCATCTGGCACGTCGGCTCCCACTGGCAGGACTCACAGCGCCCGTCGCGCTCCTCTAGCCATGCGGGCGTCACGCGCTGGTCTACGTGGTGCGACACGAACCAATCGACCTTTTTAGCCACAGCCGCCATGAGTTGTTCGTTCGCCTGGAAGGTGAACAAGTGGAGCTGCCCGGTCTCCCGGTTCAGCGCGGCGAGGCAAGCCCACGACCAGCCAAGCACGCGCATATACCACTGCACCTGCATGAGATAGCCCAGCGGCACGCCAGCCCGCTTCCAGTCCCAGTAGGCCCGGTCGCTTACCGTCTTGATTTCGAGCACGCCAGGTCCCCATTCGTGCCCGACGATGGCGCGGTCAACCCGTTGCAGTTCGTGGCCGTTGGCGGTCGCGCGCTTGCGGCGGATCTTCCATCCCGTTTGCTCTTTGACCATTTCCGCTACGCCGTCCTCCATCAGCTTCCCGGCTACAATCGGCCCGGTCATACGGAAGTCACGGTCAGGCGGCGCCCCGGTCTTCTGGTACCACAGCCGGCGCGCGCAGCCGTAGGGCTCAAGGCCGAGCACATGCGCGACGTCGGTGCCGCCGATGAAGCCTTGGCGTTGTGCCGGGTCTTGCGAAACCTCCGGCACATGCCGCTCCAGCCCATCAAACCGCGCGGCGTGGACGAATTGCTCTACCATGCCAACACCTCCAGCACCCACGAGCCAATCGCCAGCACGCCGCAAAACCACAACGCGAGGAAGATAACTTCCGGCGTGTCATCGGTGCGCCGGCTCATCGGGTCACCGCCCAAGCCACCACCCACACAAGCGCAGCCGCCGCCGCGATCAGATCCGACCGACGCTGAAGCGTCCGCAGGTCTTCCGGCCTGCCGCCCCAGCCGATCATGCGGCACCGCCGGCAGCCATAAACGCGGCAATGACCGCTTCCCAGCCCTGCCCGGTGCGTCGCTTCATGGACCGCAGCGCGCCCCAGTAGTCGCCGCACAGCGCGGCGTGCAATTCGTCGGCGTTCGGCTTCATAGCGCGCCTCCGTTATCCTGAACCATGGCGCGCGCCTCTTCAAGTAGCACCTCAACCGCGTCAAAGTCGCCGCGATCGTTGGCGCGAATGGCCCGCGTCCAGAGGTCGTGATACGCCGGACCGGCGTCCATTTGCTTAATCAAGCGGTCGTTCAGTTCCCCCGCGCGCTTTGCCCCGGCTGGCAGCGGTAGCGCGGCGGCGTTTGACGGATAGCGATGTGTTCCGTTCATTTTGCCTTCTCCTTTTTGCTTGCAACACCCCAAGCCCACTCGACCAGGCGCCCAGGGTGCTTTCCAAGCTCTTTGGCGCATTTAATGATGTCCTTGTGAACGCTTGACAGTATCGTAATTTGTACCGCCTTCCCCTGCTCTTGTGTGGTTCCTGTGTTGCTCACAACCCAACGCTAACCCACCCAGCCGCGCCGGTCAACACTAAACCTCACGCGCCGCAAACAAACCGCTATATAGCACCCGTAAACGAGAAAAAGCCGCCCCACCAGTTACGGTGAAGCGGCTTTGATGTCGTGAAATGTGGTTCCGGGCGGAGCTTTATCCAACCCCCGCACCAGCCCCCAGCCAGTGCCGGTGATCGTCGGATCAGGCACCCCCTCAGGCCAATAGAACGTGTCGCCTTTGCGGCCGTAGCGGCCGACGAATCCATCAGGCGCGACCAGTCACGGCGGTGATGCTTCGGCGACGGCGGGCGTGGCTGTGAGCCCAGTTGGAGCCACCGGAGCAACGATCATGCCCACCGCTGCCGATGGTGGCGATTCCAGCCCACTAGACAGCGCCGTGACGCGGTAGCACCAGTTACCCGGCCCCGGCGAATCCCGGTAGGTTTTGACGGCCACAGGGTCCACTGTGACGCGATCAAACCGGGATGTGGTGGCACAGACACCAGCGGCCCGGTAGACGTGGTAGGTCGTCGCAGGCGGGTTGATGGCGTCGAGCCAGACGAGAAGGACGGTGGCAAGTAGCATTACTCACTCCTGGCGGCAGCGCCGCGGTTACTGGGCATAGAGTCCCTCTACAACCATTGTGACGTAACCGGAAACACCAGTCATATTGCACCCGTAGCCGTAATGGCTGGCGGTCAAAAAATCGGCCCTAGACTGCTGAGAGACTTGCGTCCAGTTGATTCGATCAGTTGAGGTTGACCAAGTACGATTGGTATTGTCGTCGACTAACCTAAGGCTAAACTTATTGCGCGAAGTCGCTTGTGCGTAGGCGATGTAATTCGAGTTCCAAGTGGTCGCGTTCGTCAGCTTGGTCATGTTGAGGCCGATGTAGCTTTGCATCAGCGTAATGACTTTGTTCGATGCGGCGGTGGTTCCGTCCGTGATTACCAGCCCGCATGACGACGAACCAACGGCTCCAGCCTGAGACATATCGAAGTCGAGGATGATTGTGTAAGGTGCGGTTGGTATGGCTTTGATAGCGGCGCGAATAGAGTCTCCACCTGTCGGAGATCCTGCGTCAAATAAAACGCTACCAGTCGTGGCTGTAACAGTGGCTCCGGTCCCGAAGGTGGTGCCGTTGCTCCACGGCAGAGTCGGAATGTACTTCTGCCCAGACCAATAGGCGTAGCTGGACCCATTGCAGTGCGCGCTGTAAATCGAATCCGTCAGCACGTATTGGTAATTGGTGTTGCTCCCACCGCACGCCGGAAGAGAGGCGTAGGTGGTGCGCAGCACGCTCCCGCCAGACGCCGCCCCTTGGACCACCCAGGTATTCGTGGACTCGCACAGGTACCACCGCGCGCCCGTCGTCGCATCCGTGTCCATATACGCGTCGCCGACGGTGCAGGCGCCGGGAAGGAAGATGCCGTTGGGAACGCGGAGGGTTTTCGCGCTGAGGTTGACTGTCGAAGGCAGCGACAACGTTACCGCGCCCGTACTCGCCGACGCCGTGATTTCATTGGCCGTGCCGCTGATCGTGGTTGGGAGGGCTGTGCAGGTTTCGGAGGCCCCGGACGCATCGACGCCCAGCGGGAAGCTTCCCGCGGAACAGTTTGCGCCGTTGGCGGCCAGCGCCGTGGCCGTGGCCGCGTTGCCTGACGTGTTCGCCGCATTGGCCGGGATGTCGGCCGATGCCAGCGCGCGGAACGTCGGCGTTGCGGCGCCGCCCGAGGTTGGGCCGGCGAAGATGGTATTGGCTGTCTGCGTTGCCAGCGAGAGCGCGAGCGTGCCGCTGGTCGTGATGGGCGATCCGGCAACCGACAGGATAGACGGCACGGTTGCCGCCACGCTGGTGACAGTGCCGGAGCCACCGCCCGATGCGCAGGCAGCGGGCGCCCATGCGGTGCCGCTCCACGCGAGGCACTGCCCGCTGGTTGCACTTCCCTGCAAAAGTTGCGATGTCTGGAATGTCGTCGTCGGCGTCGGAACGTCACTTGTGATAATCCCGGCCAGCGTGGCATCGGATGGCTCGACCACCCAGGTTTCTGTGCGCGCCGCGCCCTTGGTCGGCTGGTATCGCGCGGAGTAGGAGAGGCCGTTCGGCGTGAGCGTAGTGGTGGCATAGAGCGGAAGTGTGACCACGCCAGCCACTGTGGTCGTAGAGCAATCGCTCCCCGTGGTCCCAACACAAACAACATACTGCCACCCGGACAGCGCGACGGACCCGTAGGAGGCCCGGCCAGGGCTATTGAGCGTGACCGTAATGCGCCCGGTCCAATCGCCGCCGCCTACGGCGTTTGGCAGGTTATCACTGATCGTGACTTGCTGCCCCCAGGCGGCGACCGCGCCGAGGAAGACAGCGAAGAGTTTCATGGTGGTTTTCATTGCGAAAATTTCCTTTAAAAAGGCATTTACAACGTTAAGCGGTTATCGTATAGTTAAAGTATGAACAGCGAACGACAAACCACCCAAGACGCAATCAACGCCGCCTATGCCAAGTGGCAAAAAGCCGTCGAAAAATACCACAACCCGCTAATCACCCCGACCACGGCCCAGCGCTATCTGCGCGCCGTTCAAAAAGCAAAGGCCGCGTACTTGTCCGCAAAGGCCACCCGCTAACCCAACCCCAAACGCCAGCGGGCGGCGTGAAGCCCGCAGAGGAGATGAAATGACACGCAAACTAAACATATCCGCCGCCGCCGCAGTTGAAGCAGCCGCCAGCGTCAGAGACGCGTTCGCACCTGCCGACTACCCCGGCGTAACTGCCGCCTACGAATTTATCCGCAACGCTTGGGCGGACACTGAAGACCCTCGCTATCGACAGCTACCGGCTTCGCCAAACGCGACGTTTGCGGCGGTGTATCAGGGGTTGACAGCATGACCAACCCGAAAAACCCCGCCGCCGTCGCGCTCGGGCGGCGCGGCGGGCGCGCCAGGGTGCCTAAAGGCCCCAACGCCGCGAAGACGCCGGAACAGCGCGCGGAGTGGGCGGCAAAGATGGTGGCGGCGCGACGGGCGAAGGCTACCGCAACGTCTTCCACGCTTTCAGCACCGCCGCCCATGCCTTCAGGTCGATGATGCCGAGCTTCAACTGCTCCGCGTAGTAGTTTGCCCTGCCCGCAAAGTCGTTCCACGCTTGCTCGCTGACGGGTGCGGGCTTATCGTCAGCGGCGGCGAGAAAAAATAATGCGCGACGGGTCATTTTGTTGTTGACAGTAATCCAGCGTTGGTTTATAGTTAAAGTATGAACAGCGCAGACAAAACCCAAATCACCTTCGCCTCCGGCGCGACGATTTCCATGCTGGCCTTCACTGACAACCACACATTCGGAATTGCCTTCCAGTGCGAAGGCGCCGGGAAGTTCACCAGAGCCTGCGAGGTTAAGCCGCTTCGCCTCGCCGCCAACCCGGCTATCGTCGCCAGCGTCGGCCACTTGGCCTTAGATCAGCAAAAGCTCGATATGGTTAACGCCGCTATCGCTCAGGTTAAGGCCGGCCCGGCGTTTGCCTCTTACACTGCCGCCCAGGCTGCAAAGGCAGCGCTTCGCACCGCTGAAACGAACCGCCCACGCGTAATCGGCGCGGAATAACAACCACAGGAGATAGAGATGATCACCGTCACTTTTTACGGGTACACCACCCGCACCGACACCCTGCGTAAAGCGCAGATGATAGAATCCCAAGCGCGGCGCGAAGCCGCCGACCTTAACGGCGATATTGACGCATGGTACTACGCCGGGTGCCCGATTGGGCGAGCATACGCAAAATGGAACGCCACCCGATGACCCCCAAAAACCCCGCCGCCGTCGCCTTGCAAGCCCTCCGCAAGACCAAAACCGGAGGGCGCAACGGAGGCCCGCCGCGGCGGTACCCGCGTTGCCCTTGCGGCGCTATGACCGCCGCGCGAGCGAAGCAGCGTAATCATAAGTGCCAGCCCGCCGCTTAAGCGCCACCAACGCCGCCGCAACGTCGCAGATCCACGCCTCATGCGTGGCGTCGGTGAGCCCGGTGCGGACATGTAGCAGCTCGTGGCAGATGATGAGGTCGGGGTCTTTGTGGAGGCCGCGGCGGATCTTAACTGTCCACTGCGTCGCCCGGCAGTCGTCGAAGTCGGCGCGCGCGTCGTCGCCTGGAATTTCGGACGCCGGGACGATCAGGAGGCGCGGGCGCTCGGTGATGCCGAGGATTGCGGCCCACTCGCCCAACAGCAGCACCCAGCGTTCGCGGGTCACAGGATCACCCGATAATGCGGGATGGGCACCACGCGGGCGCCGTTGCGGATGCGGAAGTTTCGCCGCTCTACCTTGCCAGCCAGCACGCCGCAGCGCAGTATTTTCCCGGCTTGCGGCACACTTAGGCCAGCGGCGGCGGCATGTTCGGCGGTGGTCTGGAAGTCCGCGGGCGGGGTTTCCATACCGCCGTCGGCCAATGCGGCGGCGAGGTCCGCTAGGATATTAGCCATCGGGGTGACTCCTTCGCGCCGTGTGCGCAGTTCCATTGGAGGAGGTGCATGGTGGAATCGCTATCCGTGTACTCGCCATAGGCTATGCCGTGGTTCCAGGCAAGTGTCTGCCGCCGCCGCCGCGCGTATCCCATCGTGCGCGGATCGCCGCCAGTGCCGACACATACGCCCCAGTGCCCGCCGTGGTTGCGAGCGCGGAAGGTGTGCGCCACGTGCAAGTGCGCCATGACGACATTCCCGCCCATCATTTCGACGTGATCGCGAAGGGCGTTGATGTTGTACATGTAGCCGTGGCCCATGTACACGTCCCCCACGCGAATCCAGCCGCGCTCGATGTCGTATGGGTGGATTTTCGCCCCGGCCTTCCCTGCCGCCGCTTGCATGTCGGACCAGAGGCGGCGGGCAAGCTCGGCGACGATAGCGGACGGGTGCGAGAGGAGCTGGATAATGCGGTCGTCGTGGTTGCCGAGCATCCAGTCGGACGGCTCCATTTCGGCGAGCCACGCCAGCCCCTTATTGACATCCGGCTCCAGCGGTTCGGCTTCGTCCTTCGTGCCGCGGGCGCCGGATCGGAGGGCGGTAGTTTCGAGGAGGTCGCCCAGTTCGATATGCCGATCCGGGTGGAATGCCGCCTTAAATGCCCGGACATTGCGCTGATACTCCGCGCAAGCGTGGGTAGAGTGCAGGCACCCAGTAGCCATCCACCGCTTCCACACGCGGTTTAGGTTGGCCATTACTTGCCCCCGTGATTTGCCAGCCAGGTAAAGATCGACGCCACCAGCGCGGCCGGTATCGACGCGATGAGCGCGATAAACTTCCACGCCCCGCGCGCTTCTGCCCGGTCGTTTTCGAGCGACGAAAGACGGTCTTCGGACTTGCCGAGCCGCCCGTTAACCCGCGCCAGGTGGTCTAAAATGTGCTTGATGTCCGAGGTCTGGACAGCTTGGGACGTGGTGAGAGCACTCACGTCCTCGCGCATATCGTCGAGAGTTCCCGCAATACGTTCGAGTTGTTCCAATGTATTCCCCTGCATGTGGGAGTCTACTTCTCGGGCGGTGGTGCTTCCGGCTTGATGGGTGACTGTTTGAGATACCCAGCCACGGCCACAGCGGCCCCGATGGCGGCCTTGGCGGCGAGTTGCTTAGGGTGAGTGGTGCCGTCAAACATGAGCGCGTCAGAGGCCGCCGTAGCGGCCCCACCGAGCGCGGCGGCGAGGATGGCTTTCCATGCGGTGCGCATTGCTTATGCCTTCTCGATCAGTTTTTCAATCGCCTTCGCGGCGCCGGGGATGTTCAGGATTGCCGAGCGCCAATCGGTCGCCAGATCGGCCGCGACGCGCTTAAACTCCTCGACACTGCCGCCGCCGAACATCTGCGCCAGCATGGCCAGGCTGCGCCAATCACCACCGGCGAAAGCGACGAGGTTGTATTTCTCGCCCGGTTCCAGCGCCAGTTCTTCGACGGGCACGTAGTCCGCCGCTTCAGAGGCCGCCATTCCGTTTGCGTGCAACTTGCCCACCGGGAAGCCGAGCGCGCGGAGTTTGGCGACGAACTTCTCAGCGGCTTCGACGGTCATGTTGTGCGCACTGTTGGTTG